TGCAACTAACCTTTTATAAATCAACAACTTAATCTAAAAAATTCATACCACTGGCCAGTGCTATGTAAAAACAAATGCGAATGAGTCTCGCTACCACATGAAATAAAAAAGATAGCTACAATACGGGAATGAATATACATGAACTTATTATTGGACTTTTCTGCCTTTGGGTGTTTTGCCTATCAATGGTTGCATAAAATAAATAATTGCGTTATATTAGCAGCAACAACGTTATATAGACGCAAAAACTATGCCTATTTTAGTCACACCAGAGACGGGTTATCCGCTTCCTGACGATTTTGACGCGGAAACTCCCACGACTTTTAAAAAGAAAGTTGAGATTGCATCTAAAACGGCAAAAGTTTTAGAAGATGCGGGGGCTGAAATACCTACAAGCACACAAGAACGCATAGAAGCTGAAGATTTATTTAAAGCTTTTACAGATCCAGAACAAAAAACCTCACTAAATGCTATAACAAAGAAAGCATTAGAGACTCCAGCCACAGTTCAACACCTATATAAACTGCTAAACGACTACGACCATCAAGTTGTAGAGGAAGCCGTGCAGTTACGTAGGTTTGTAACTAACAAATTAATAGAAGATGCCGACCATCCTGACGCAAGACACCGACTAAAAGCACTTGAGCTGCTTGGTAAGGTTTCTGATGTTGGGCTATTCAGTGAAAAAACAGAAGTTGTAGTTAAAAACGCCGCTCCTGAAGATTTAGAAAACCAAATCAAGAGTAAATTATTTAAACTTATAGGTACTGGGCGTACAATAGACGCTTCGTTTGAAGATTTGGGTACTATTTCTGAAGAAGACGAAGAATGAGCATAGATATTAGGGGGGTATCCACACAAGAACTACAGCTTGCGCTAAGTAAAGTAGGTTCACTTCCTAAAAGTGAACAGATTGAACTGCATAAAATGTTAGAAAAGCTAGAAGAGCTGCAGAAGATAGAAAAAAGCCAGACAACTTTTCTAGATTTTGTTAAAAATGTCTATCCTGGGTATAAGGTGGGCCCGCATCATGAAAAATTGGCGAAAATCTTTGAGGACGTGGCTAACGGAGTTAAAAAAAGAGTCATTGTCAACATCGCACCAAGACACGGCAAGTCAGAACTCATCTCTTACCTGGCGCCAGCGTGGTTTTTGGGTAAGTATCCTGAAAAGAAAGTTATTATGGCCTCTCACACGGCGGATCTTGCGGTTAATTTTGGTCGTCGAGTCAGAAATTTGGTGGGTTCAGACGCTTATAAGGACATCTTCCCTGGGGTTTCATTGCAGGCTGATAGCAAGTCAGCATCGCGTTGGGGTACGAATTATAATGGCGAGTATTTTGCTATTGGTGTTGGTGGTGCTTTGGCTGGTCGTGGTGCAGATTTATTCATCATCGATGATCCACATTCAGAACAAGACGCCAAACTTGGAAAACCAGAAGTCTTCTTACCAGCATGGGAGTGGTTTCAATCAGGCCCTATACAGAGGCTCATGCCAGGAGGTGCTATTATTGTCGTTATGACACGTTGGTCAAAACTAGATCTAACAGGTCAAATAGTTAACCAAATGGTAAAGAATGAAGAGGTTGACGAATGGGAAGTTGTTGAATTTCCAGCAATAATAGATAATCAGTCAGGAGAAGAAACAGCACTGTGGCCAGAGTTTTGGCCGCTAGAGGAACTAAAGGCTAAGAAAGCCGCACTAGATGTTAGGTATTGGAATGCACAATATATGCAGAATCCAACCTCAGAGGAGGGTGCGCTTATAAAAAGGGAGTGGTGGCAGATATGGGAGAAGGAGAAACCGCCATCTTGTGAGTTTATAATCATGGCGTTAGACGCGGCGCAAGAAGCTAATACTCGAGCTGACTTCAATGCGTTAACTACGTGGGGTGTATTTTTTAACGAAGAAACAGATAATTATAATATAATATTACTTGATGCAATAAAACAGAGAATGGAATTCCCAGAGTTAAAGCAACTTTGCATCGAAGAATATAAAGAATGGGAACCCGATGCTTTTATTGTTGAAAAGAAATCTAATGGGGCTGCACTCTACCAAGAGTTCAGAAGGATGGGTATACCCGTCGGCGAATTTACACCGGGTAAAGGGCAAGACAAGATTAGCCGCGTTAACTCCGTTAGTGATCTTTTTAACAGTGGCATAGTTTGGGCTCCTGACAGAAGATGGGCAAAAGAAGTTATTGAAGAATGTAACGACTTTCCATCTGGTGCTAATGATGACTTAGTTGACTCAACGACATTGGCGCTGGCTAGGTTTAGACAAGGTGGATTTATTAGATTACCTTCTGATGAAGAGGACGATATTCAATATTTTAGAAGCGCAAGTCAAAAAAGGCACTATGCAATTTAAGGAAAAATTATGGCACAAGATAATAATGTAGATAAAGGACTGTACGCTGCTCCTCAAGGTATGGAAGAGTTGGCAGAAATGGAACCTGATTTAGAAATTGAAATAGAAGACCCAGAAGAAGTTACTATACGGGCAGGGGGTATGGAGATTGAAATTGATCCTGATCGAATGGCAGATGATGAGTTTAATAAAAACTTAGCTGAAGACATCGATGAAGCTGATTTAGAAAATCTAGCAAGTGATCTTATTGAAGATTATGAAGGTGATGTAAGTTCTCGTAAAGATTGGCTAGATACATATGTTGACGGTTTAGAGTTGTTAGGATTAAAACTAGAAGACAGATCTGAACCGTGGGAAGGTGCATGCAATGTATATCATCCATTAATGACAGAAGCTCTTGTCAAATTCCAAGCGGAGACTATGACAGAAACATTCCCCGCTGCAGGCCCAGTCAAAACACAAATTATAGGTAAAGAAACTCCAGAGAATAAAGAAGCCGCTGCTCGTGTTCAAGAGAACATGAACTTTCAACTTACAGATCGTATGGTTGAGTACAGACCTGAACATGAAAGAATGTTGTGGGGTTTAGGTTTAGCAGGTAACGCATTTAAAAAAGTTTATTATGATCTAAGCTTAGAGCGACAAGTCGCTATGTACGTTCCAGCTGAAGACATCGTAGTGCCATACGGTGCTTCAGACTTGGAATCTGCAGAGCGTGTTACTCATGTTATGCGTAAGACACAGAATGAGTTACGCAAACTACAAGTAGGTGGGTTTTACTTAGATATTGATTTAGGTGAACCTACTTATGACTTAGATGAAGTAGAAAAACGTATTGCAGAGAAGATGGGTTTTAGCGCAAGCACTGATAGTCGCTGGAAGATTCTTGAGATGCATGTTGATCTTGATTTAGAAGGTTATGAAGATAAAAAAGATGGTAAGCCTACAGGTATTGCTTTACCTTATGTTGTAACCATTGAAAAATCTACATCAACTATTTTAGCAATTAGACGTAACTGGAATCCTGATGATGATACTAAACAGAAGCGTCAACACTTTGTGCATTATGGATATGTGCCAGGATTTGGTTTTTACTGTTTTGGTTTAATTCATTTAATAGGCGCGTTTGCAAAATCAGGCACAATGATATTACGACAATTGGTAGACGCGGGTACATTATCTAATCTCCCAGGTGGTTTTAAATCTAGAGGTCTGCGTATTAAAGGTGATGATACTCCAATTTCACCAGCAGAGTTCCGTGATGTTGATGTTCCTTCTGGAACTATCCGAGATAATATTTTACCGCTCCCTTATAAAGAACCTTCACAAGTTCTTAATCAATTAATGAATCAGATTATTGAAGAAGGTAGACGCTTTGCTTCAGCAGCTGATTTAAAAGTTTCAGATATGTCGTCTCAAGCACCTGTTGGTACAACACTTGCTATTTTAGAACGTACACTAAAAGTAATGTCTGCAGTACAAGCTCGCATTCATTATGCAATGAAGCAAGAATTTAAATTGCTTAAAACTATCATAAAAGACTATACCCCTGCAGACTACTCATACGAGCCAGCAACAGGTTCAAGAGAAGCTAAACGTGGTGATTATGATATGGTTGAAGTTATTCCTGTATCTGATCCTAATGCTGCAACAATGTCGCAGAAAGTTGTGCAATACCAAGCTGTTATGCAACTAGCACAACAAAACCCAGACATTTATGACAGAGTAGAACTAAATAGACAGATGTTAAATGTTCTTGGTGTTAAGAACGCAGAAAAACTTATACCTAATCAAGAAGACATGAAACCAGCAGACCCTGTTTCAGAAAATATGAACATATTAAATAATAAACCTGTCAAAGCTTTCATTTATCAAGATCATGATGCTCATTTACAAGTGCATTTAAACTTTATGAATGATCCTAAAATAAGAGCGCTAGTTGGACAAAGCCCTAATGCTCAAGTAGTTCAAGGAGCTGTCGAAGCTCATATAGCAGAACACTTAGCCTTTGAATATAGACGTCAGATTGAAGAACAACTAGGTGCTGATTTACCACAACCTAATGAAATAATGCCAGAAGAACTTGAGCTCAATATATCTAGGCTTGCTGCTCAAGCTAGTGCCAAGTTGCTACAAAAAGATCAAGCTGAAATGGCTCAACAACAAGCTCAACAACAGCAACAAGATCCGCTTATTCAAATGCAACAAAAAGAATTACAACTTAAAGAACTTGAAATTCAAGGGCGTAATCAAAAACTTCAGGCTGATACAGCAATTGATCAAGCTAAACTTGAACTTGAGAAAATGCGTATGGATTCTCAAGAACGTATTGCTGGAGCTAAAATTGGCGTTGAAGCACAAAAACAAAAAGCAGAGATTGCATCTAAAGAGTTTTTAGAAGGAACTAAATTAGGTGTTCAAGCTGTTCAAAATAAAGAGATGCAACAATCTACGAAAGGGGAATAGATGAATGTAGAAGAATTCAAAGTTATTAGACAAAAAATTGCAGAAGAACGCTCTATTTTTGTTGATGACTTAGCAACTGGCAGAGCTGACACACATGCAGGCTATATGCACTCTTGTGGTGTCATTAAAGGCTTTGACATAATCGACGGGTTGATTGCAGACCTGCAAAAAAATATAGAAAGGGACAACGATGAGTGAAATCGCAACACTTAAAAAAGATATTGTCACGCTTGACGGCAAACCAATTAGCAGTAAAAAGGAGGAAGCTCCTGCAGAAGAACAAAAACCCACTCAATTACCTGAAGTCAAGGGCTATCGCATTTTGTGTGCTGTGCCTCACGTTGACGATAAGTATGAAAGTGGAATACTTAAATCAGACAAAACTAAAAACATAGAAGAACATTCAACTGTTGTTTTATTTGTTATGAAAATGGGAGATATGGCTTATGCAGATAAGGACAGATTCCCAACAGGGCCCTGGTGTAAAGAAGGAGACTTTGTAATCACTAGAGCATATTCTGGAACTCGTATCAAAATACATGGTAAAGAGTTTCGCATTATAAACGATGATACCGTAGAAGCAGTAGTAGACGATCCTCGTGGATATGAAAGAGCGTAAAAGGTATTCAGAATTTAGTGAATATGAAAAAAGGCTCTCAAGAGCTAGAAGTAAAAAATATTATTATAAGCATAAAGAAAAAATAAATGCTAAACACAGAGCAACTCCTGTGTCAGACAAACAAAAACTGGCTAAACAAAAATGGGAGAAAACTGAAAAAGGCAGACTTTATAGAGCTTATGTAAGAATTAAACGAAAGACACTTTTAAATAATTTAACTGAGTTGGATGAGTTTTGTTTAAAAGAAGCATATCGTTTGTGTAAACTGCGAGAAAAACAAACGAAAATAAAATGGGAAATAGACCATATAGTTCCTGTTTCAAAAGGTGGTACTAATAAGTATCACAATATACAAGTTGTTCCTGCAGTTTGGAACAGACGCAAATATAACTTAAACACTAGTCTTTGGATTAGTGCAAATCAAGGAGATATGAGATGGCAGAAATCATTAACGAGATTCCTGACGAGCTTAAGGATGAAGACGAAAGTCAAGAAATTGAGCTTAAGGATGAAGGAAAAGAGCCTGAAGAAGTAGAAGTCGAGGCTAAAGAAAAATCTAAAAAAGAAGTTAAGCCTAAACAAGAAGAACTAGATTTTGATATTGAGATAGAGGACGATACACCTCCTCAAGACAGAAATAGAGAACCTCTTCCTGAAAATATAAAAGAAGAGCTAGAAGCTGACGATTTAGAAGACTATTCTGAAAGAGTTAAAAACAGAATGGCTCAACTAAAAAAAGCTTGGCACGATGAAAGACGTGCTAAAGAAGCTGAAACTCGTGAAAGAGAAGAAGCTTTTAAAATGGCTCAACGTTATATGGAAGAAAATAAAAAGCTTAAAAAGACTCTTTCAACTGGAGAAGAAGATTATCTTAAAACTCTTAGAGAAAAGTATGAGTCTGATTTAGCTGTTGCTAAAAAAGAATATAGAGAAGCTTATGATTCTGGCGATGCTGACAGAATGATGGAAGCTCAAGATAAATTATCTGAGGCACAATTTAAGTTACACAACGCTAACGGAATGAAACCTCAATATTCCTCTTTACAAGAGGAAGAAAATAGTGTACAAATACAAGAAAATACTAATCAGCAAAATTCGTTTAAACCGGATCAAAAAGCATTAAGCTGGCAACAGAAAAATGTGTGGTTTGGTAAAGATGAAGAAATGACTAGCTTAGCGCTAGGGCTGCATGAAAAGCTTGTTAGATCAGGAGTTAATCCTGCTTCTGACGAATACTATCGTCGTATAGATGAAACGATGCATAAACGCTTCCCAGAATATTTCGGGGATGATACTGAATCGATTGGGGAAGAAAAACCTCAACGCAAACCCTCAACTGTTGTTGCTCCAGCAACGCGGTCAACTGGTCCTAAAAAAATCAGGTTGACTAAGACACAGTTAGCTTTAGCAAAGAAATTCAAGCTAACTCCAGAGCAATATGCACGCGAATTAATTAAAACGGAGAACGCAAATGGTTAAAAGACAAGATAGAGAACTAGAAGTACGTGAAGAAACTGAAGTTCGTAATAAACAATGGGCTCCCCCATCATTGCTACCTGAAGTTAAAAAACAACCAGGCTGGGCATATAGATGGATTAGGATCTCACTTGCTAACGATGCTGATAACCTAAATGTGTCTACCCGTATGCGTGAAGGCTGGGAACCTGTGAAACATTCAGATCACCCAGAAGTAAATATACCGGCAAATCCTGATTCAAGATTTAAAGATGCAATTGAAATCGGTGGTTTGCTACTTTGTAAAATGCCTCAAGAAATGGTAGATCAGAGAAATGCTTATTATCAACAAAAAGCTAAGGATCAAGAAACAGCTGTTGATAATAACTTAATGAGACAGAATGATCCTAGAATGCCTTTGTTCTCTGATAAAAAATCTACTACTTCTTTTGGAAAAGGTTAAAAATATTCTTTAAGGAGAAAATATTATGGCAGCTTACGGATTAAAACCTGTACAGCGTGTTGATGGTATGCCCTATGCGGGCGCAACCAGGCTATATAAAATTGACCCTGCTGGTGAAGCAACTAACTTGTTCTATGGACAGGTTGTTAACATCGGCGCGGACGGTTATATTGCTTTAGCAACAGCCACTGGTGCAGACGCTACTACGAACAACTTAGGTGGTTCAGGCGTTGGTGCTATTGGTGTTTTTGTTGGTTGTGAATATGTCAACGCACAGGGTCAAGTTATATACGACCAATATTATCCATCAGGCACTGCTAATGGTGGTGACATTGTGGCGTATGTTGTAGATGACCCAAATGCATTATTTCAAGCAGAATTAGATGAGACTGCTACGCAAACAATGGTTGGTACTAACACCACTTTTGCTACAGCGCAAACTACTTCTACTGGTTCTACCACTACTGGTGTATCTAACTCTCAGTTAGACGCAACAGTTGCTACTACAGCTAAAGCATTTAAAATTGTTGCTCTAGCTCCAGATGTATCAACTGCAGCAGTGTTAGTTAAGTTTAACCCAAGTTTCCATCGCTTCACAAGTGATGCTGGCTTATAAGGAGAATAAATCATGGCAATTTCAAGAGCGCAGTTATTAAAAGAATTGCTCCCTGGCCTTAATGCTTTATTCGGAATGGAATACCAGCGTTATGGCGAAGAGCACAAAGAGATCTACGAGTCTGAAACTTCAGAAAGATCCTTTGAAGAAGAAACAAAACTATCAGGCTTTGGTAATGCACCTGTTAAAGGAGAAGGTTCTGCCATCTCTTATGACAATGCTCAAGAAGCTTGGACAGCTAGATACAACCACGAAACCATTGCTTTAGGTTTCTCACTAACAGAAGAAGCTGTTGAAGATAACCTCTACGACACTTTATCTGCTCGTTACACTAAAGCATTAGCACGTTCAATGGCTAACACTAAACAAGTGAAAGCTGCTAACGTTCTTAACAACGGTTTTAGTGGTAGTTATGCAGGTGGTGATGGCAAAGCTTTATTTGCTACAGATCACCCTCTAGTAAATGGTGGTACTAACAGTAATACACAGGCAGTTGCTGCCGACTTAAACGAAACTTCATTAGAAAATGCTGTGATTCAAATCGCAGGATGGACAGATGAAAGAGGTTTATTAATTGCTGCTAAACCACGTAAATTAGTAATCCCACCAAACTTGCAATTCGTTGCAACTCGTTTATTAGATACTGAACAACGTGTCGGTACTGCTGATAACGACATCAACGCGATCAAGTCAAATGGTGCGATTCCAGAAGGCTATGCTATCAATCATTTCTTGACTGATACAGATGGATACTTCTTAACAACCGATGTACCTAATGGTATGAAACATTTTGTTCGTACTCCATTAACTACATCAATGGACGGCGACTTCGACACAGGTAACGTACGTTACAAAGCTCGTGAGCGTTATTCATTTGGTTGGTCAGATCCCCTCGGCATGTGGGGCTCTCAAGGTGCTGCTTAATTTGTAAGCGCACTCCTCCTGAAAAACCCAGCTCCCTCTCGGCTGGGTTTTTCTTTACCTAAAACTCATACATTTCATTAGATACTTATGTATTTCTCTTTGGTATTATTCACTTATCAGCAATGCTGAAATTTAAACTTAAGGAGAAACATTATGTGGACTAAACCAGCTGCTACAGAAATGAGATTTGGCTTTGAAGTAACTATGTACGTTATGAACAAGTAATTATTATTGTATTAAATTAAGGGGCTGCGGCCCCTTTTTTGTTGTGTAATCTATGCAAACCGTGTATCATTTTAATTATCTGGGAACATCCAGCTTATCAGACTGCCCCAGCAGACGCATACACGACGGATAAGCGTATAACTTTGTATGGAGAAATTCAAATGGCAACAACAACCTTTTCAGGCCCAGTTGTATCAGACAACGGCTTTTCAGGAACAACACTCACAACTACCGGCGCAGTTACTATTAATGGCACAACAGTAGTTATTTCAAGCCTTCCAACATCAGACCCAACAGTTGCAGGTCAACTATGGAATAATTCTGGCGTTTTAACCGTTTCAGCGGGTTAATAGGAGAATAATATGCAACAGACCGATGTAAAAGCGGCAACGCAAACGGCAGGCACAGGCACTCCAATTAATCATCGAGCTCGAGTTAAAAGTCTTCATTATCGTTCAACTGGCACTGGAGGCACTATTGTTTTAAAAGATGGTGGTTCTGGCGGTGCAACTAAGTTAACTATAAATACTCCAGCTGTAGTAAGCAGTAATGATGTATTTATTCCAGGTGAAGGAATATTGTTTGATACTGATGTCTATTGTGCATTAACTAATGCGGACGCAGTCACAATATTCTACGGATAAAATGTTTAAATGGGCAAAGAACCTGAACCAGAAACTCCACATCCTAAACAGCCAGAGGAAGTACAAGGCGAGGATAAAGTATCTGGAAAAGATGAAAATCAAAGAAGGTTTGAAGCATTCGGAGATTGTGTCTAATGGCAGCGAAGAAAAAAGGAATGGGGATTAAAACTTCTGTAAAGTCGGGTAACTTTCGCCCGACTAAGCAGGGTGCAGGTATGACAAAGAAAGGCGTTAAAGCCTATCGCAAAGCTAATCCCGGTTCTAAATTAAAAACGGCTGTCACAGGAAAAGTCAAACCCGGTTCTAAAGATGCAAAACGGCGTAAGTCATTTTGTGCACGTTCTGCAGGACAAATGAAAGACTTCCCAAAAGCGGCTAAAGATCCTAACTCAAGATTACGTCAAGCGCGTAGAAGGTGGAAATGTTAAAATGGAAAAAGTGCAAGAAGCTGTAGCAGTTCATTCAGCGGAGATAGATCATATGAAACGTGATATAGATCACATTATGGTAAAAGTTGATAAGATGGATACCAAAATAGATAATATTGAAAAAGTGCTGTCTGAGCTTAGTGGAGGTAAGAAAGTCGCTATGTATATGTTCAGCGGATTTGCTGCCGCTATAGCATTTATAGCTGGGTACTGGATGAAATAATGCCAGCAAAAAGTAAAAAGCAATTAAAGTTTATGCAAGCTGTGGCTAACAACCCTAAGTTTGCTAAAAAAGTTGGAGTACCTACCAAAGTAGGTAAAGAATTTAGTAAAACTAAAAAAATTAAAAAGGGGAAATAATTATGTTAGGGAAAGCAGCTACAGAAGCAGCTAAATATTTAAGAAAATTAAAAAAGAAATCAGTCAAAGCTAAGTCCGAGGCACAAACGCCAACTCAAAATAAAAAAGCTAAAAAGCTTGAAGATATTTATGAAAAAGAATCTAAACTTGCAAATCCTAATTTAACTTATGAAGAAAGAGCAGAAGTTTTAGGTGGCTACAAAAAAGGCGGCTCAGTTAAAAAAGGGTATCACAAAATGCCAGACGGTTCAGTTATGAAAAACTCTGCTCACAAAATGTCATGCGGCGGTAAAGTTCATAAAATGAAAGCGGGTGGTAAAGTCCGCGGTGATGGTATCTGCAAAAAAGGCAAAACAAGAGGTCGCATGGTATGATGAATTGTCGTGGCATGGGTAAAATTAAAAAGCCCGTTGCTCTTAAAAAAGGTGGCACGGTAAAAGATGCTTGCTACCAAAAAGTAAAGTCATCATATAAGGTATTTCCTAGCGCTTATGCATCTGGTGCTATTGCTAAGTGTAGAAAAAACAGAGGAAAATAATGGCAGTTCGCAAGACAGCTAAAGGCGCTGCACTTAAACGCTGGTTCAAAGAAGAATGGAAAGATGTGAGAACCGGTAAAGCCTGTGGTCGTAGTAAAGGAGAATCACGTGGTACTCCATATTGCAGACCTAGCAAACGTGTGTCAAGCAAGACTCCTAAAACATCAGGAGAAATGACTACCGCAGAGAAACGCTCGCGAATAGCGCAAAAGAAAAGCTTAGGGCAACCTGCAGGTAAACCTCGTAGAGTTGCGTCTCTTAAACGAAAAAAGAAATAGGAGATAATTATGGAATGGAATTGGGAACACTGGGCAGCGTTAGTTGTCTGGACATGGGTTTGGGAAAACTGGGTTTCTCATCATTGGCATGACGTATGGGCATGGATGAAAAGCTGGTGGCACTAATTAAATAGTTTCAATGAACAAGAAAGATTTTATAACTTATTTAATTATTGTTTTTATTACAGCAATGCTTTGGTATGCTGTAGAAACAAGAGCAAACGTTTTTTTAAAAAACAAACCTATATACATAACAGGTGATTCATGTGGTGGAAGAATGTATACAGACTGGCCCTGCATGAATCATGCTGGTTGTATAAAATTAGGATAATAATATGGCAACTTCAGGAACAACAACATTTAATCCAGATCTCAACGAGATTGTAGAAGA